AAGGCCAGCCGCTATTGCACCAATCGCAAGGTGCTGTCCGATGGCGCCGAGAGTTTCGACAAGTTCCTGAACCAGGGCCTGACCGAACTGGGCGACAAACTGGGTCCGATCAACTGGCAGTTCATACTTTGGGAGACTATTAAACAGCCTCTGATATTGGTCCGATATGCCGGTCAAAGCCTACTCCTATATGCGTTTTTCGAGTGCGGCCCAGCGCGAGGGCGACTCGCTCCGGCGTCAGCTACAGGCGGCTAAAGATTGGGCTGCGGCCCGGCCCGATGTTGAACTCGACACCACCACTCGCGACCTTGGGGTCTCTGCCTACAAAGGCGAACACCGGGTGCGCGGCGCGCTGGCCAGCTTCCTCAAGAGGATCGAGCAAGGCGACATCCCGACCGGCTCCTACTTCCTGATTGAGAGCTTCGACCGTCTGTCCCGTGAGACAGAAATGGTGGCGGTCAACCTGCTCACGTCGATCACGCTGGCCGGGATCAAGGTCGTGACCCTCGTGGATGGTCACGAGTATCACGCCGGGTCCGACGCCATGGACATCATGCGCGCGGTCATCGTCATGAGCCGGGCGCACAACGAGAACAAAGCCCGTGCCGAGAAATTGCGGGCTGCATGGGCGGACAAGAAACGGCGGGCGCGGGAGACCGGCGAGGTTCTGTCGAGGCGCGGCCCGGCGTGGACCAAGTTCGACGAGCGGTCCAAAAAATTCGTGCTGATCGCCGACCGGGCCAAGATCGTCGGCCGCATCTTCGACGAATGTAATCAGGGCCTCGGGATCACGGCCATTTCGTCGAGGCTGAACGCCGAGAAGGTGCCGCCGTTCGTCAAAGGGTCTGACGGCTGGCATCAGGGCTATGTGTTGACGATCCTGCGGTCGCCTTCGGTCTGCGGCTACTATCAGCCGACGCTCACAACCAACAATCCGGGCCAGCGCATGGGACGCGAGGCCGATGGCGACATCATCGAGAACTACTATCCCCGCGTGATCGACGACGCGACGTTCTACACCGCTCAAGACATGCTGGCCCGGCGCAATAAGCGCGGCGGCGGCAAGGGCCGTAGGGGCAAGACCTTCGCCAATCTGCTGCTTGGCCTTGGCCTGTGCGAGCAGTGTGGCGGAACTCTGATCCTCGGATCGCGGGCGAACTCGACCGCCGTCCGCCATTTCCGATGCTACCAGCAGAGCCGGAAGCACAACTGCGACAACACCACCCGCTATCTCGCGACCGACGTGGAGGAACGGCTGATGTTCTTCCTGATGCGCGCGCGCATGAACGAGGACCGTTCGGCGCCCGACACGGCGGCTCTCGTGGTGAAGCTGGCCCAGATAGACGACGTGAAGCGTCGGATGGAAACGCTACTCGATCAGCTTGAAGAGAGGGTGCCGGGCGTCGCCGAACGTCTGGCCAGTCGCCGGGATGAACTGACTATCCTCGAACAGGAAGCGGCCGAACTGCGGATGGGGATTGAGCGGCGGACCAAGACGCGCGGCGACGAGGCGATCCGCAACACCATTGATTGGTTGAGCGTGGTCGAGGGCGAGGCGCCGGATGCCGATGTCTATCTGGCCCGCGCCAAGGCGAACGCCATGCTCAACGACCTGTTCGACTTCATCATGCCAGCCGATGGCGGGATTTACGTCGGGATGGGCGACCGCTTCCGCTGGATCGGCGAGGACATGATGACGTTCGACATCCCCATGCCGAACATCGAAGGCACGATCACCGGCAAAGAGTTGGGTGATTATCGCGGGCCGTTGGAGTTCGCGGACGAAACCCATTAGGCGGCGATCTCGTCCACCATACCCACGAGGTCATCAGCCGACAGGTGGCCGTAGCGATCAGCCGTAATCTGGATGCTGGCGTGACCGGCGAGCTTGGACACGAGCGCGATAGGGTATCGCTTCATCGCCTTGGTCAGCGTTGTGTGGCGGGTGGAGTGATAGCGGACCAACGAAAAATCATGACCGCGCCCGGCCATGTCCTGCCTGATCGCCTTCCACATTCCCCAGAGAACCGATGCGGTGAAGGGAAAGAGCGGGCCATTGCCCGCCTGTAGGCGCAGTGCCGGAAGCAGCCTGACAATCTCGGCCGACAGCGGGACGATCCGGGGCTTCTTACTCTTGGTCGTGTAGCGTTCGAAGATCACGAAGTGCCGGGCGTCGCGCTGCTCGATGTGTCCCGGCCAGACCCGCAACGCCTCGCCTCGCCGACAGGCCGTGGCCAGCAAGAACCTCATGAAGGCGTCGAACCGCGTCCAGTCGCGGTGCGGCTCGGCCTCGCGCCGGGCGGCGATGACCTCGAACATGTCCGCCAGTTCGGCGTCGGAAATCGTGCGCTCTTGGATGTTGTTGATGTCGAACGTCGGGAAAGTCGGCTTGGCTTTCAGGACCGGTGAGCCATCGTCGTTCGTCATCCGCGTGGCGATGGTCAGCGCGTTCGACAGGGTGTCCAGCTTGCGCTTGACGGTCGCGGGCGCCGCCGCCTTCCGGCCGTAAGTCTCAAGGTCGGACGCCAGCTTCTTGAGCCGGGTGTAATGCAGATCAGCGATGTCCTCGTCGCCGATCAGAGCGGTAAGCTGCTTGATGTTGGTGCGGAGGGTGGCCTTGGATCGGGCGCCCCGCCATTCGTGCACTTCGCAGTAGCGCAGGAGTTCGCGGACCTTCACGGTTTCTCTTTCAGCAGCTTGGCGATCTTGAGGGCGACCTCTTCGCCCTCCGGGGTCAGGCGCAGGAATTTCTCGCGTCGGTCGTCCTCGTTTTCCTCGACGTAGGCCCAGCCCAGAGCGTCAGGTTCCTTCTTCGTGGGCTTGAGGAAGAGTTGGTAGCTGCGGCCGATGGACTGACCGAGCAATTCATCACCGTGCTTATCGCTCCCAGCCTTCTCACGGATGGTCGCGATGGTGATGTTGTGACCAAGGCTTACCTGTTCGACGATCATCGCGAACGTCAGCAGTTGGCGCACCGTCACACGGGTCGGCAGTTCCTTCGCGAGGGTTTGAAGGGCGGCAGCGAACGTCATGAACGTCCAGACGTGGGGTTTGATCGAGGCCATGGCCGAATCCTTTTGCACGAGGCGCAAAGGATGCGTCGGCTTGGCCTTAAGCTCAATGAACATATCGAGTGTGTCGTCACACGACAGGGCGGCGGACTTCATTGGAACAGCCGCACGGCGTTGGACTTGATGCGCTGGGCGGCAGCACGTTGAGACGCCACGCGGGCGGCGTCAGCAGCGCGCCGAGCCTGACGACGCGCGTCGTCGCGGTAGTTCTTCAAGTGGGTTTTGTAAGCCGCACTCCGGCGGAAAGCGTCTTCGCGCTGGGAAGCCGCCTCCTGACCGCCGCGCATGTGAATCCAGACGTGCTTGAGGCCATTGCACACGCCGACGAGAGCCATCATCGCGTAATACAGCCCGACCCAAGGCAGGATCATGTAGAGCAGCACGTCCAAGGCAATCTCCCATTAGATGCTTTGGAGTTATGATGGCGCCGATGACTCTTTAGGTCAATCCATCCGCCCGTGTCGCAGAAGGTAGGCTTCGGCGAACTCGGCCGCTTCCACGGCTTCGGCGTCCAGCGTGACCAACAGATTCTCAAGCTCGTGCAGCCGGGTCCGGGTCTTGCTGATCTCGGATCGGGTGTTCTGCGCGTTGGCGTCGGCCCGGCTGAACAGCATGAGCTTCTGTGCCAGCATCCGGGGCGTCAGTTCGGCGTCGGTGTAGGTGCGGCTCATGCTTCATCCACCTCAAACGGCTGAGCCGCGTCGTCACTGAAAGCCATCCAACACAGCAGCGCATCGTTCGCATGGTCGAATGCGATCTCGTTGATGTTGGTCAGTTGGGCGCGGAAGCCCGACGAGCGCGATTGATCCGGCACGGATTTGAAACCGCGATAGCTGACCAGTTCACGGGTATGCGGGGCGATCCCGTGTTCGTTTAGCCAGTCGAACAATTCCTCCGGCGGGTCACGGCGCCATTGGACGACATGCTTGCCGGGAGTGCGCTGCACCCATTGAGTGTTGTGGGCGGTGGCTTTCTGGATCGCCCGGTCGAAGTCGGTCTGGGTCATTACGGTCATCCTTCGGCCCCCCAGAACATCTTGAAGAGGGTCGCGTCTTCCTTCCGGCGAAACTCGACTGAAACGAGGTTGGGCGGGATTTCGAGGACTTCGCCCGTCGCTCGGGCTGACAAAGAGCGAGCCACTGCGATTCGCATCGCATGTCGGAGGAAATCGCCGAGATCGCACAGGCCCTTCAAGCCGGGTTCAAATGGCGGCAAAGGCTCGCCGATGATGCGGAAGGTCCAACGGCAGTTCGCCGTCAGCCATTCCGACATCTCGTCGAACTCTTCCTCCGTCTCGACACGGCTTCCGACCATGTAGCGCGGCGGTGTGATCGTCGCGGGGATATCACCGTAGAGGTAGGTCTTCGGCGTGAATATCGGCGGCCGATCCCGTTCCCATGATCTGGTCTGGTAGCTCATTTGCCACCTCGCTTGATGCCGGTGACGTAGCCTTGATCGTCCAAGATCAGGGAGCCGGTGGCCTGACCTCCTGACCATGTATTGAAGACCATGCCGGGACGAAGGTTCGAGCTTGTGATCCGTCCGAAGAGCGAGGGTTGCGACGCGGCCTGTGCCTGTGCTTCGAACGCCTCCGACTGGAACATCTTGAAGTTCACCTCGTCGGTGTCTTCGTCGAACCAGACAGTGAATTCGAACCATTGGGTGACGCGCTGCTCGTCCCCGTCAGCATCAAACTTCAGGTGCGCGGATGGGGCTTGGTCAGCGATCCAAGCGAGGATCGGCGCGACCTCCTGCAAAGTGCCGTAGACATCGAAGAGGGTGCGGTTGGTGCGGATTGTTGCGGTCATTGATCGTCCTCCGGCATAGTCCAGAGGCGGTAAGGTTCGCCGGTGTGGTGGTCGGTGAAATCGCCGATCAGGATGGCATTTACCGGCTCCCCGTCCTCAACGGGGATCAGCAGCGCAGTCTTGTCGATGGTGGTGCGGAAGGTGTTGCGGGCGGTCATTTGGCGCCCTTTCTGTTCAGGTAGTTTTGGTCCGCCCAGAGGCGGAAGACGAAGCCCAGCAGCATCCCCAGCAGGAGATAGGGCCAGTTCTCGGTGAGGTTCATGCGCGCCCCCGGATCATCGCCCAGAGTTGGCGAAGGATGCCCGAGGCGCGTTCGTCACGTCGGCGCAGGGCGTTGAGGCGATAGGCACGGTGTGCCTTGCGGTTCTTGAGCATGGCGATGGCGTCGGCCGCAGACACCGGCTGGCCGTGGTAGTGGAAGGGCGACATCACTGGCCCTCCGCTTTCAGCGCGGCGGTCTCGTCGTGCAGTTCATCGATGTAGGGCTTGAGCAAGTCCCAAACCGGCGGGCCATGCTCCGCGTAGAGTTCGGCCATGCGCGCCTTGATAAGAGCCACCGCGTGGGCGTGGACCTGTTCGCGGGTCATAATCTCGCCGCGCCAGACCACACGCTCCTGCATGTGTTCAGCGAACCGGACTTCGAAGGTTGCGTCTTCCATCACGCGACCCTCGTGACGGTCCAAGAGCCGTCGTCGTTCGCGGCTTTGCCGACATCAAAGGTGCGGCCGAACTGCTTATTGGCCTCCAAGATCATGCGCCTGATCGACAGTCGTTTGATCGGGTTCGAGGTGAAGCTTTGGCCTACAGTCAGAAGCTCCCATGGGTAGACGAATGGGCGACCCGTTCGGAACTCGCCCATGGCGAAGCTGTCCTGAAGATTCTCGGACCGCGTGGCGTAGCGCAGGTTCGACGGGCGGTTGTCGGTCTTGATGCAGTTGCCGTGGGCAATGTCCAAACCCTCCGGCCGAGGTCCGTGGAAGGCCAACGCGACAAGGCGATGCACAGTGCGGGTGACGACCTTCGGTTCGTGATCGAACTTCATGCCGACCAGATGATAGCCGAGGCCGTGGTTGTAGGGCTTGAGGATGTTTCCTCGCGGGCTGCGGATGCGCCCGAGGCTTGAAGCCTCATATTTTGAGCCGGGGATCGGCTTCCAAAACTCCATTGTTGTCACCAAAAAAGGCCCCGCCGATGGTCAAGATCGGCAGGGCCTCTTCAGTGATGACGAACAAGCTGTTCAGGCTGGAAGTGCGTCTCAAACATTGGCCCGACCCACGACTTGACCTTCGTCGGTGCGGCTATGTTTGTATTTAGTCAGCGACCCTCAAAACGCGGTGGAACTTCAGTCGCGTCCTGTCGCCGGTGCACACCTTTCGCGGAAGGAACCGACCTGTGTAGCTGTGCTTTTATGTGTCTCACCCAACGGAGATATCGTTATGGCCGAGAAAACACTCGACACCCTGTTCCACGACACCCTGAAGGATATCTATTACGCAGAACGGAAAATTCTGAAGTCGCTGCCAAAGATGGCGCGCGCCGCACAGTCACCCGAACTGAAGGCTGCGTTTGAAAAGCACAAAGACCAAACCGAAGGGCAAATTGAACGGCTGCAACAAGTCTTCGAAATCATCGGCAAGGCCCCCCGAGGGAAGACGTGCGATGCCATCGAAGGCATTCTCGCCGAGGGTGATGAGATCATGGAGGAATATAAGGATAATCCCGCTCTGGATGCCGGTCTGCTGGCCGCAGCCCAAGCCGTCGAACATTACGAGATTACACGCTACGGCACTCTGCGACGTTGGGCGAATGTGCTGGGCCTAAAAGATGCTGCCGCGCTGCTCGAAGAGACTTTGAACGAAGAGTCGCAAACCGACGAAGACCTCACGAGCATTGCCGACGCCGCTGTGAACGCTGACGCTATGAAGAAATCTGCATAAGTTTTAGGAACCCGCTCTTTCAGGCAGTGTTGAGAGAGCGCGAAGCAACTCTGTGGGGCGGTGATCGAGGTCACCGCTCTTTTTTTTTGCGGCATTTTCCGCAGGGGTTCCACTGGTTTCATCGGTGTAAGATGTCGGCAGGTTTGCCCGCTGCTTGTGCTGCGCCGCCGCAACCCCGCTCCCTCTATTAGAGAACAGGTTTGGCGCCGACGAGGAACGAGGCGGGGACAAGCCTATGTCCCTATTGTCGGGCGAACCGTCAGGTGATGCTCTCTATTAGAGGGAACCGATCAGAACCGTATTCGGCCGAGGGGTGCTCCCTCTATTAATATATTAGTATTCGTAGGTATTAATAGAGGGAGCATCGCTCCCGGCGAATAGTCAAAGCGAAACCGGCTCGCCCGTGGACCAGTGGTCCAGAGTGTCGGCAGAAGACGAACGCGAGTGCAGGATGCCGTTCGCCTTGAGGGCTTTCCCGTTGGCGTCCAGCTTGTCGAACGGCGCCAGCCAGAAGTGAGCGTTCGGCGAGTAGACCATCGCCGAGTTGGCCTCGATGTCGATCCAGACGACGTGTTGGTCGTTGTAGGTCGAACCCATCCCGGCGCCAGTGTGCATGCAGACGCCGACGAAGCCGGAGCCTTGACCAGCCAGAGCCTCGACCACGGCCAGCGTAGCTTCGGAGAACTTTGCCTTCGATTTCTTCGCCGTCTTCACGGCGACATCGTGGGGCCAGAGTGTCGCCGTCGCCTTCCAGTTCGGCCGGGTCCATTGCGGGTAGTCGCCGAGGTAGGCTTGCACCGTGATTTTGTGCCGGAACTTCGGCCCCTCGCCATTGTCGAAGACCGTCGCCTCAAGGGCCAAGATCGTCTCCAGCGCGGGCAGGGGCGTCACGGCCGATGCGCGGACCTTGTGCTGACGGTTGGCGATGGTCTCACACCATCGAACGAAGTCAGGGTTCTTGTAGAGGGCGGCGTTGAGAAGGGCGTTGTCCTGCCCGAGGAAATCAAGTTCAGCCACGACGGCTGCAAAAGGGTCGTTCATCAAAATCACAAAACAAAAGGCCCCGCGACGAGGAAGATCGCAGGGCCTTAAGTTTTCGGATTTGATGACAGAATCGAGTATACGATACTACACATATTTATCCAATATCTTTCAAGCCCTGTTCCTCGTCTTCCTCACGCGAAACAGGTTATGAAAACTATTTAGGCGGATATGCTGGATCGCCGCCATATCTTTCGGCCTACGACGGGAACAGGACTCCCTGCATACGATCCCGTGACGGTTCGGAAGGCTCAACGCCATCGCAGACCGACAGCAGGTCAGGCGCCCGGCGGGTCGCGCCAAAGGCGCAGGATTGAGCCGCCGCGCCGTCCCATAGTTCGACGTAATCCCAGCGATCCGGTTCGCTCTCGATCAAGGCTCGCGCCTCTGGCGAGAGGGGCGACCATGCAGCCGCCCGCTTGCACCGCCCCCTCACGCGAAGAACTCTTCGTCATGGGCACCCCAAACGTGCGCGTAGTCGTCGCGCAGTTCGCGATCCATCTCCGCGATCAACATCGCTGGCGTGACCGGGTGCATGTTGTCGCTGCTATCCATCGTCGGGACGGCGACATCATCGAAATAGCCCGCCTCCCATGCCTGACGTGCAGCCGTCTCAAGGGACACGCCATCCGCCCGAACAAGCTTACGGCGGAACGGCGCCTCGCGATGCCACCGGTCGAGGTCACGTCCGCGAAGTTCGCCGCCATCGTCGCAGATGCCCCGGATAGACAGAAACTCGCATAGCGAAGGATCACGGCGCGGATGGAACGGGCGGGCGGGCTTGGCGACAGGTTCAGGCGTGGTGATGTCCTGCACGATGTCATCGACCGTGCGGACCTTGCGAGCCGCGACGCGGGAAGGCGCGCGGACACGCCCTCCCTTGAACGCTGACAGACGCGACAGGAAGCCGGCCCCAACGCCAGTCGAGACAGGCGCGGGCGAAGGCGCGACAGGCGGCGTCGGATCATCGTCGCCGTCATCGGTCACAACGGCCGAAACCGGCTCGCTGGATAGGCCAGACAGGTCAGGAAGGCAGATGACGCCAGTCGGGACGGAAGGCCGCTCCACGGGCTTGATTTCGGCCTTGCTGGCCAGTTCGAAAAGGTAGTCACAAGCGGCTTGAGCCTTGCTCGCCGCCGTGAAAATCGCGCGCTTGTCGGCTTTCAGGACGTTCAGCCATGACGCCAGATAAGAGGCGTGATCCTCGCGGGTTTCGTTCTCGATCCCAAGGCGGGCGCAAGAGAAGGCCGCGCCCATTTCGGCCACCAATTCCTCAAACGCATAAGCCTTGTCGCCGAACCGTTTGCCAAACTGGCGATCAAGCCGGGCCTTCGCGCCGCTCCAATGCGTCAGTTCATGGCACAAGGTCGAGTAATAGCGTTCCGGCTCGCCATACGCCGCGAAGGGCGGAACCTGCACAAAGTCACCCTTGGGCGAATAGAAGGCTTGGGAACCGCCGTGGCGAATGTCGGCGCCAGTCGCGACCGCCCATGCATCGGCCTTCGCGATCCGGGTCTCGGAATGTTCGACCGTCGCCGGTTCATAAACCGAGGCGGGCAAGCCGTCGATTTGTTCGACGTTGAAAACCGCATAGCCCTTCGCGAACAGACGGGCCTTGCCGTCGTCGCCTTCGTCCGCGTCATCGGCTTGAGCCTTGAAGGTTCCCCAATAGACGACGGGCGATGACTTCTCGCCTCTGCGGACGCATCCGCCTAACGCCTTGGCCTGATTGAACGTCATCCAAGTGTGGTGACGATAGCCTTTCATTTCGGCCGCGCCCCACAAGAGCGCGACGTTCAGGCCGCGATATGCCTCGCCGTTGGCGCGGGTCGGGATGACAGGCAGACCGCAAGCCTTCGCGTTGTGACCGGGCGCCCAAGGGCGGACGCCAGCCTCAAGCATGGCGATGATGGAATCCGTGACGGTTTGATAGATGTCAGCTTTCATGTCGCTTACCTATTGATTGAGTTAAGGCATCTATTGAGGACGGTTAGGCGCGGATCATTCGACGACCACGAACATCCAGCCGTTGATCGCGAGGCGTTCGCCGCTGATGTCGCAGACCGCTTCAAAGCGGCTATCGAGGTCAGTGTCCGGGCGGACCCAAACCGTCAGGTCACAGTGACCGGCGGTCAGGTCGATTAGGCGGGTGAACTCTTGAGGCACGGTCAAAATCCTTTGCTCCAAAGCATCTAATAACCGGCGTTAGAATCTCTATCCGTTAGCCTGTCAAGCGCATTCTTTCGTCCAAAGCATCTATTTCGAAAAAAGGCAGGGTCTAAACGTCGCGGCGAACGCGGGCGCGCGCAATCGTCCGCACACGTCCTATCTGAACGTCACGCGCGCGATGCGTCAGACAGTCGATTGCCGGTTATAGTGGTAATGTTTGCCAGCGATGTCAGGACGTTAGCGAGCATCACTTGTGCGAACATCGCTTTCGACCGCCCGGCACATCCCTATTAGACCCTCATGGGTGCAGGGTGCTGGCCAATGGTCGAGGGACGATGGACCCCCACGGGGGGTAGAGCCAGCGGGCGCGCGTATATTCCCGTCTTCGGCCAAGTGATCCAAATTTAAATGCCCCAGCTTTCCCTCTATGTCCGGTCCCGGTCTCGACACGTCTGCGCCTGAAAATCTATAGTCACGCTTATGAAAAACTTACTTGCTGATATCCGTGCAGGGTCGCCTATTTTCAGCGTTGAAACCGTAGGCGACGGGTTCGTAATTATCCCGAAACCCGGACAGGAAGCGGCATTTGCCAAAATGATTGACGAACTGTCCTTCCAATCGAACGACGAGTTCGCGATATTCCCGATTACCGATGGGAAAGTAGGCTACTCGCGAGCGACCGTGATGCCGTTCTGATTTTGTGCGATCCGGTGAGCGGATGAGACAAACTGAACTGCATTAGAGTTTGAAGCAGGACAAATCGTTAGGTGCAGTATCGCGGCATTCTGCGATTGTGCATTCTGCATGGCATAGCCACCGCCGCTTCGATACTTATCAAAACAGTTAAGGACGGCGTGTGGGCCCGCACTTAGGTTGTGAACCAAAGCCACCGAACAGTCCGCAGTTTTCAAGAGCGTTGAGCGTGACGGCATTTGGTAGCGGTATGGAAGAGATATTCGCCAGCGTTGAAAACGGGTCCGCGATATTTGACACTCAACGCCTCGGCGATAGCTGGGTAATCTCCCCGAGGGCTGGTCAGGAAACGGCGTTCGATAGGTTGGTTAGCGATCTGACGTTCGGGCACCTATCAACCGTCGTGGTCCTCCCAGTGAGTGACGAGCGGGGCGCATTTGTTCGGGCGGTAATCATGGCTTCTGACGTTCAGGTATAATGCCAGAGATCGGCGGGTGTGCACCTTGATCAGGCCCCATCTGATCAAAACCATCATTCGGTGGCATTGGTTTTCCCCGCTTTAGTTTGATGTCGGGATCGGACTTCATTGCCATCATGTTCCAGTAGACGGCCTTACCGAGTAATTTCGATTTTCGGAAAAGGTTTTCTTCTCCGAGTGCCTCGCGGAGAAATACATTTACTTTCGCATTATACTGGATTTTAAGCTCGGACGATTTACAGTTCACACCTTCGCTCCTGCGCGTGAAATGCATTTTGTTTATGAAAGATAAAGCGAAATGACCGTTCCAATAAGCCAAGCCATGGCTGACTGTTGAAAGTCAGACGGGGGCATTGGCTTTAGTTTCAACTGCTATGTGGTGCTTTTTATCGTTTGATGAACTCCCGGATCATCGCCGCAACTGCGTTCCGTTCAGGCTCACCGAGTTGCGCCCACAGCTTCAAGATCGCCCGTTCAGACGGGGAATGGCCGGTGGGGTCTGGATCGCAATAGAGATCAGCCACACTGCATTGAAGGGCCTGAGAAGCTCGTAGGAGGGTCGAAGCCGAAATGCGATTCGCACCTTTTTCATATTTCTGGATTTGCTGAAAAGTCACACCAAGCGCGGCTCCAAGCTCCGCTTGCGAAAGTCCGAGAGCAACTCGACGTTCGCGTATCGTTTTGCCGATTTGGCCATCGATTGGAGAAATGGTGATTCGACTCATATCTCCGATATACGACCATTTTTGCTACTGTGAAGCTGCGTTTTAGAAGTTGCGGTGACCTGCTTCGATCCGGCAGTTTCGATTGCCGCTGCGTTAGATCGTCCGTGTTTGTTGGCGCGGGCAAACTGTCCATGACGCCATAGGTTCGCAGTGCGTAGGATGGTGGTCGAGCTTTCAATAAGGCGTCAGGCTGGACTTTCGTTGAATGATGGCGTTTGAATACCGACGTTATGGGATGTCTGCTGGATCGCCTCAAAGCGGGTTCGACCGCTTACACCGTGGAGTCGACAGGTGAGGGCGGCTTCGTCCTTTTTTGTCGCGAGGGTCATGCGGACGAATTTACGATCCTCGTCCGCGACCTCGTTAGTCGGTTCCCAAGCGAGTTTGTGATTTTGCCGACGAGTAATGGCTCAAACGGCTATGAGCGGGCTGTGGTTCTACCGTTCTGATGTCGGAGTTCGAGGCTCATGGATTGCCGCTGACTAAATATCAGCATGATCCTTTCCCTTCTGACCGGCGGCATCGACCTGCCGAAACTTGCTGCGGACGTCGCTGACCTTCGCAGAGCAATCGTCCACGCTGCACAAAAAGGCCATCCCCATCTGGGTCCAACGGCGACTGTCGCAGATGTCATCTACTGGATGCGCTGTCGGATCGACGCACTGGAAAACCTCGTCGCAAGCCGCGCCTTCGCACAAGATGTCGAGACGCTGCGCCTCAAGCTTGATCGCGTCGATGACGACAACGCCACGACCAGTGCAGAACTGCACGATGCGATTCAGAAGCTCGCGACGATCAAAGCCAATCACGAGGACATCGCAGCCCTCCGCGCGACCGTTGCCGGTCTGTCTGCCACCGTCGCCGGGCTGCCCGTGAAGATCGACGCCCTGACGGCTGCGAAGCTGTCGGAAGTGAAGGCTCGCAAGGCTCCCGCGAAGAAGTAATTTAGGCCGATTTGGTTGACGCCTCCCGATCTCGTGCGATCATGAGTGAGGGCGGCGCCGCGGCTTGATGTGTGTATTATAAGATACTGAAAATGTTGGGCAAATATGCTCGACAAGTCGGCGACCTGTGGCAGCTTGATAGACATCTATCGCTGCTACGGAGACCCAAGTTTGACGACCAAGAAGAACAATCGTGGTGGTTTCGCCGCTGTCCCCGACCCGGCATTTGCCGAGGGAAGCACGGCGCGTCTCGTGACGGGCCATTCGCTGCAATGGCTCAAGACTCAACCTTCCAAGTCCATCCCGATTTTCTTCTTCTCGCCGCCCTACAATAAGCGTCGCCCCGGCGGCGATAAGTGCGGGGGTGCGCTGTGGAACGCCAAGTTGGCCGAGGGCTACGCCTCGTTCGGCGACAACCTGACCCACGCCGAATATGTCGGATGGATGCACGACCTGCTGGCCGAGTGCTGGCGCGTCCTGAAAGACGACGGTGCGATCTTTTTCCAGCACAAGGATCAGCCGTTCAAAGGCCGTCTGCTGACGCCGGAAGAACTTATCCCTGCGGACATTCTCGCCCATCTGCGTCAGCGCATCATCTGGCATCGTCAGGCGGCCTACACCCCCAACAAGAACTTCCTGAACCCGAGCTTCGAATTCATCCATCTGCTGGCCAAGTCGAGCTTCAAGTTCGCCACGTCGGGCAAGCTGTTTGATGTGCTGTCGATCCGGCCGACTGCGAAGATCGACCCGAACCATCCGGCGCCCATGCCGGTCGAGCTTCCCCAGAAAATCTTCGAACACCTCAAGCCGGAACACGACATCATCTGTGACGTGTTCAGCGGATCGGGGACGACGGGTGTCGCGGCGCGCGCGACTGGTCGCCACTACATCGGGATCGAACTGGACGCGGGCTATAACGCCAAGGCTGCGGAGCGTCTGAACTGCACCGTCGAGACGCTTGCGCCTCCGGTGCCGGTGAAGCGTCAGGCGGTCAAGGCGACGCTTTTCAACGCTGACTGCCTCGTCGCCATGACGAAGCTGGCCGACGAGTCCGTGGACCTGATCGCTGTGGACCTGCCGTATGGGGTGTCGGTCGAGGCGTGGGATAAGATCGTCCCGATGGACAAGATGTTCGGAGAGTTCCGCCGCACTCTTTCCCCCACGGGCAACATCGTCATGACGGCACAAGGCCGGTTCTCGGCCGCGCTGATCGCGGCGGCTCCTGACCTCTACTGCTACTCGATGATCTGGGCGAAGACGCGCAAGACGCAGCATCTGCATAAGGACTATCGCGTCCTCGCCCAGCATGAGGATGTCTTGGTCTTTGCCAAGGGCGGGATGGGGAACAACGCCAAGGTCCACCCGACTTATAACCCGCAGGGTCTGACTGAATTGGACAAGCCGGTCACGTCTCGAAACAGCCTGAACAAGGATACGTTCTACAAGTTGAGCGGGCCGTCCGCGCAGCGGGGTCGCAATCAAACCCATACGAACTGGCCGACTTCGATCCTGTTCTTCCCGAGCGTGGGTCAGCGCGAAAAGGTGAAGGGCAAGGGCAATGCGCCCCAGACCCAAAAGCCCGTCGCCCTTATGGACTACTTGATCCGCACCTTTTCGAACGAAGGCGACACGGTGCTGGATTGCACCATGGGGAGCGGCACGACGGGCGTCGCCGCCCTGCAAGCTGGCCGTCACTTCATCGGCATTGAGATCAGCCCTCGGTTCTTCGAGAACACGGAAGCGCGCCTTCGTGCTGCTGCACCTGATGCAGACTTTGACATCCGCGTTGGCGCGGCCCCTATCGAGCGTTCCACCACGTCGTTGTTGGCCGAAGTGATGGAGCGCAAGCGCGCCGAATATCGCGCATTCAAGGAGCGCGAGAAGGCGGCGAAGACCGCCGCCTAACGCATCCGTCTTCCACGGGCGCGGACCCTGCCCTCATTCAATAGAGAGCCGACATTCGTCCCGGCGAAGAACTTCTTCTCGAACTCCCGGTCCAGTCTGTCGAGGTGCTGACGCTCGTGCTTTTCCTCATCCGCGTTGAGGTATGGACGCCAGTATTCGGCGGCTTGGGCCAGCACGTCGATGCGGTCGTCATGGCGAAGGGCGCCGCGAACGACGGTCATGTTGGTCATTTGGAACAGGCCCCGGCGTAGGCTGTCTGCCTTGAGGTCTTCACGCACCACGGCAAGGTCGATGACCAGACGGTGTTGCTTCATGACCGGCTCAAGCGCGCCGACGATCCGCTTCTCCTTCATGCTGGAGACCTTGTGGCCTTCCAGCTTGCAAGGGTGCTTGCGAGCGAGGATCGGGGACAGCAGTTGGCGGAACATGCCGTCGCCGAAGTTGTCTTCGACCATCACGAGATTGACCTTCTCGTCTCGTGCGATCTCGGCCAGCTTGGTCAGGGTCTCGGTGGACGTGCCGTCCACGAACCCGCCCCACTTCCGAATGTAGATGCGTGTCCCGAGGAACTTGGTGACGACGTAGGCCGTCTCATCCTTGCCGGAACCGGAGGGGTCGATGTGCATCACCGAGCCGGTGAAGTCGGACCAAAGCTCCGAGACATTGAACGGCCGGTAGAGACGGTCGCCTGACCATCCGACGTTCTCGACATCCTTGATCTGGTATTCCGGCGCGGAGGTCCACGCCATGGAGACCGGCCCGCGTCGTGGGTCAACGTCCATGACGATGAGGTCGGAGGTCTTAAGCGGGTAGCGTTCCGCGTCGCTCAACGTCACGTCGAGCATCATCTGAAGCATGAACTCGGCGGCGGTGCCGTCCAGTTCGTTTTCGATCAGCTTGGCGTCGGTGAAGCGGTCGGGATCGGTCGGCGCCCCTCCGAGCTTCGACAGGCCGACAGGCTCACAAAGCTTGGGGTCACGCTCGATGTCGGCGAGCAGCATCGGAGCCAATGCGGCCCCGTAATTCGCCAGCTTGTCGGCGAGTGGATAGCGGGCGGTCCAGATGCGGACGGTGTAGCCGCGCTGCGGAAGGCCGTTGTAAATCGACTCTGCCGTTTGAGGGGTGCCGAGGACGATGATCTCGGACGTGTCGAGCGGCTTGATGATGTTCGAGAACTCGCCGAACAGGTGCCGGAGCTTGTCGCGCTGATCCTCGGTCCATGAGTTTCGTGGGTTCTCAACGTCGTCGCCGATGATGATGTCGGCGCGGTTGCCCGGTAGCTGGCCCGTGATGCCGATGCATTTCACGGAGGGCTGTTTGTCGGCGCCCTTGCCGCCCACGTCGAACGCGAGCGTCGAGGATTTTTGGTCGCGGCCGGGACGCAGCGAACCCCACAGCTTGTCCCCTGCCTCGTGGTAGATGATGCCTTTGATGAGTGAGGCGTTGTCAGCCGCGCCTGTCTCGCCAGCAGAGACGATAAGGACTGTCTTGTTGTTGTCCTTCCAAAGACGCCAGACGACGTAGGCGCATGTCAGGAAGGACTTGCCGATACCGCGAAGGGCTTGGATGGCCCGGCGGGTGGAGCCGCTTTCGAGGAAGCGGGCGATGTCCTCTTGGATGCGGGTCGGCTTGGGGAGGCCGAGAACGTGTTTCCAGACGTAGCGGACGAACGCGATGAAGGACTGCCGAAGAACGTCGGCGAGCGTCAGGTTGGTTGGGATCAAACAGGAGGTGCGCCGCCCAGCCGCCCGCCGGTGAAGGCGAGCGGCGGCAAGCGAGGGGTCTTGGGTTTTAGTTCGGGGTCATGCCCGAAAGAATCTCGGCGTCGAGGTCGATGTCAGCCAGTTGAGCGGCAAGGTTCTCGACGACTTTGGAGCCAGCCGGTGCGCTCACGCCGTTGTCCTTGAGAAACTTGAGGGCCTGACTGATTAGCTGTGGCGAGATCGCATACGACGGGTCGTTCGGATTCATCTCTGCGCGGAGATTGGCACGGTCCAGTTCGTTCGACAGCAGCAGCGCGACGAGGCGGTGCATGGTGTCGAGTTCGCCTTCCGACGCGCGGACGTGGGTTTTGATCTGATCGATCATGGCTTCACCAGATCGACAAGGAAACCGGCCAGACCGCCGATTGCTGCTGCGGCGCCCATGACCCAGAACTTGGCGTTCTCAAGCGAGCGCGTTCGGGTTTCGAGTGTGTCGTGCCGACCCTGCAAGGTCTCCATGAACCTGATGTAGGTGGCAAGCTGGCCTTTGATTTCCCCGAGGATCAGCACCAAGGCTGGGTCGGAGTTCGATGTATTTGGAGTGGGGTCCATTAGACCTTTCGATTGTGGGTATGAGGGTTAGATCGCGTCGCCAGCCGTGTATTGGAAGTCGAGCGTGAGTTCGTAGCTGCGACCGCCGACGACGACCGAACAGTAGGCTTGCCCGAAGGCTTGGTAGGTGAAGCCCGTCGGCGAATAGGTCGGCCCGGTGAACGTCGCAGACGCCCCGCTGCTGTAAGCATCCCCGCCCCACGAGTAGGAGGTTGGGGCGAGATAGGGCGTCACCGAAATCCCGAAGGTGATCCGGTCGTATTGCTGACGGTTCCAGTCGCCGAACCCCATCTGCACCTGCTCGTAGCTGGTGATGATGAGGCGGACGGTGCGGGAGGATTTGCCCCAGAAATCGTTCGGCATCATCAGCGACGAGGAGTGGATGCCAGCCAAGTCTCGCACACGTTGATCGGTCAGCGAGAGTTCGCCGGTGATCCCGAGTTCGGCTTTGATTTGGTCGATGCTGATTGACCCGGAAGTTGGGAGAGTCATTAGACCCTCCCTTCCAGCCGACCGATCCGGGCATCGGCGTCTTTCAAAGCCTCGACAAGCAAGGCCACGACGGGACCGTATTGGACACCCTTGATACCGTCCGCGTCCTCGGTGACGAGGGTGGGTAGGACAGTCTCAAGGTCTTGGGCGATGAAGCCCAGCGAGGCCATGCCCGACGCGATCCAATCAAACGTCACACCTTCAAGGGCGCGGACCTTGGACATGGCGTCGGTGATCGGAGCGATGTTCGTCTTAAGGCGCCTATCGGATTCACCGACGACGGTGTTGGCGCGGACTTGTGCCGAGCAATAGAAGTTCTTGCCGTTGTAGACGCGAACCCAGTCATTGTCGGACATGTGGAAGCCGCCGCCGTGCTGTTCCCAATAGATGCCCGAGCCGGTGCCTCTGACACGAAACCAGTGTCCGAACCCCGAGTAGACCTGTGAGGTCGCATAGAAGCTCTGGGTATAGACGTTGCCATTCTCGGCATTGATGCTGCCGCCCATCGTGGCTTCGTTGTTTTCCAGATTGATCGTCAAAGGCCAGCGGCCATTGACGGTCTCCCATGCCTCCGAGTCGTTGCCAGAGCCACGCAGGAAATGCATGACGTTGGAGTTGACGTGGATCATCGCCGAACGGCTGTCGGTATCCTTGAAGTAGATGGTCGGCGAACCGCCTCTGATCTTGAGGTAGTTTCCCAGAGTTGAAAGCCCGCTGGTCGCTTCAAGGAAGCCGCCATTGTCGATGGACACGACCCTCTGATCGTCGGAGTTTCGGAACTCGTGGCCGCCGCGCGAGCGATAATACGACCGTCCATTGCTGGCGAAGTAGAACCGTTCGTTTCCGTCACGGGTGGGAATCCAACCGTCGTTGAACCTCTCCATGCGCGACAGCGGATCGAAGTTCTTGCTCGTCCAAAACTCGTAATACTGGTTGCCCGTGGACCATCCGCCAAAAAGCCAACGACCACTATCCAGCATCCCGAAATAAGTGCCGTATTGGCCCGGCCGGTGGAACTTCATCCACGCGCCATAGCCTGCACCTTGGCCCCGAACTTCCAGCGTGGCGAAAGCCCCGCCATCTGTAGGATTCTGGCTTGATGTGAACGTGAGTTGCTTCGAAAGGGTCTGCTCGGCGCCACCCTCTGTCAAAACGTCGCCGTTCTGTTTGCCGGTCTCGCTGTAGGCGCGAACGTGGTTGTTCGTTCCCCGTGCGGTAAGGTGAAGAGAGGTCGTGGATTGGAGATCGAAGCGACCGCCAGCCCATGCCAGACGGGCGTGATAGTCAGTCGTGCTATCGGCAGACAGGTCAATGTATGGGCCGTAGCCGTTGCTGTCATTTCGTAGTTCGACCCAACCACGGTTCACGTCGGTTCGTGATCCGCTGTCGGCCGGGCCAACACGCAGTTGATCGCCCGCAATATGAGCATTCGTCGCGATGTAGAGACCACCGCTCAAACCATAGAACCAACCGTTCTGATCGAACCGCCAGTAGCGTTCCGAGCCAGCCGCGCCCGTCTTAAGAACCGAATGGTTGCCGTCTGGGTAGAGAAGGCCGGTGTTGAATTTCAGGTTGGTCACCGTCGCCGCTGAACCGCTGGCGATCTTCCCGTTGAGCGCGTCCAGCAGACCGTTAACATCGGTGATGTTGTGTAGGTGAGCCGTTGACGGGTAGGTCGAAGGCTTGCCAGTGATCGTGTCCCAAGCATGGACGTGACCCGCCGTCGCCCGGCTCTCAAGCGCAGCCTGTAGGCCGCTGACATTGGCGATGTCGGAAGGGAAGATCGTCGGACGATCCGTGATGCTGGTCCAAGCATGGACGTGACCAGTTAGCGACCGCGCGTCGAGGGCCAATTGCAGGTTGGCGACATCGGCGATGACGTGGCCATGGCCGACGTTGGACTTGCCGTCCAAGGCCGATTGCAGCCCCGCGACGTTGACGATGTTCGAGGGGAAGAACGACGGCTTATCCGCGATGACGGACCACACCGGCGTCACGTCGCCTTGCTCGATGTAGTTAGCTTCGATGTTCTTGGCGCCCGATCCGCCGTAGACCCAGCGGCGACCGTCCAAGGTCGCGACCAGTGTTCCGGGTCGGATGCCGTTCTGTTGGGTTGTCGTCAGGTTGGCGATGCCGCCAGTCGAGACGACGGGGGTCTGACCGACGAGAACCGGGATGCGCGCCGGGTCGATCATGCCTTCGAGGCGAGACGAAGCGAGCGTGTCCGATTTCTTGTCGTAGAGGTTCGGATCGAACGTCGCAGCCAAGGCTGCGGACGCTGCTGCATCCAGAGCGTCTTGAGCCACGAGGGCGGCGTTGTCGGCTACCTCTCCGGCAAGCTGTTCGACGATCTCCCGATCCTCCGACGAGGACTGCCCGGAGCCTTGGGCGAGTTCGGCCCAATAGCGAGCGTTGGCCTCGTGGGTGCCAGCGTGATTTCGATGTTCCTGCGCGAGGTTGCGCGCATCGACCGCCGCGCCGCGAGCCGCTTCCGAAAGGATGCGCTGGGCGTCGGAGCGGTCGGCGTGACCCTTCGCCAGATCGCGCGCCAGTTCGGCCGCCACCTTGGCAACGGAGGCTTGCGCCGCCGGGCCGGAGGTCATGTCGCTGAACGATGCGGGCGAAGGAACGAGGATTTCACGGCCGCCCAAATCCACGAAGGGATAGCGGCCGTCATTGTTGGGTCCACCATCGGCGGACCCACCCAGCCAAGCAGTGACGGCTTTCGTCTGCTGCTCTGATTTTCCGATGAGGTCTTCAATCTGCTGGGCGAGAGTGGTGATCGTCAGCCCGCTCATTCGACCTTACTCCTTGTCGGAAGCCGGTTCGGCCTCGGAGGGGACGTCTTTTTCGAGCGATTGCTGCGCGACCGTGAAGCCGAGTTGTGCGCCTTGCAGCGCGGCCCGGACGGCGGTCAGTTGGGAGTTGATTGCCTCAAGTTGTTCGAGGGCGCGGGCCTTGCCGGTCAGAAGTTCAGCTTCTTGCTTGACGAGGGTTTGATACTGCTCCGCAGCGGTAGGGGTCTGGGACATGCGTCTCCTGAATGGGTTTGTGGGGTAGTGATATTTAGCCGTGCGACCGGCCCGTTAAGGCCGGTCTCATGGTCATGCCGTAATGATTGGTTGGTCGCCGCCGCCACCGCCGCCGCCCGGATCGTAGGGGTCGTAGCCGCCACCGCCGCCACCACCTGACGAACCGCCACCTGATCCGACGCCGCCGCCGGAACCAGTGCCGCCGCCGAGTGTCGAGGTGTTGTTCTTCATCTCTGTGACCTTGCCGTAGCGGGCGGTCACAGTCTGGGTGGACATGTTCGAGGTGAAGTAGACTTGGACGTAGTAGTGCCAGTTCCCGCCTTCACCCGGACGGTCGAGGAACTTCATGGGAAGGGAGCCTTGCCATGTGTCGTTCGCCATGCCGGAGCCGTTCAGTTGAACGGACTGAAGGACCGTGCCGCCGTCGTTTCCGCGCGAGCGAATAAGCTGCACGACGGCCACGAATGATCCGCCCGCGTTGTGGGTGAAAGTCCCATAGGCGTTAAAGTCGATGTCGATTGGGCTGTCCGCCTTTTCGACGCCGATCCAAAGGCCATGAATACGGGTCGGGGTGGTGTTGTTGAGCGTGATCGTCGCCGCGTTGTAGGCGACTTCGGTATTGCTGACGGTGTTGTTGACCAGTCGGGTGTGATTGATCGAGCCACTGACGAGAAGGTCGCCGTAGATTTCGACGTTCGAGTTGAAGCGGACCCGGCCGTTGACCAGCGACATGATCTTGACCGGCGCACCCCCGCCCGGAGCCACGAACGACATCTCATCGGCGACAAAGGCGAGTGTCCCATAGGAGCCGTTGTTGTTCGCTGTGATCCCGGTGATGTGGCCGTTGGAATTAAGGGCGATGCTCCACCGGGCGTTCAGGCCGTTCGTCACCTGCGTCAGGGTCGTGATCGACGCGGTGTTGCCGCCCACCGTGTTCTGCACATTCTGGATGGTCTGTGAGAGCGCACTGTCGGCATTGGCGCGAGCCGTCGCTTCGTTGACCACGGAGGCCGAGACGGAGCCGACTGCGGCATCAATCCCCGACAGTCGGGTGCCAAGGCTGTAGCCGGGACCGACTTCGACCCGATTTAGGTCCAGCGTGAAGACTGACTGATTGTTGCGGAAGGCGCCAAGGACGGCGAACTGTTGGGCGATGGCCCCGTTTGCGTTTGCACGAGCCGTGGCCTCGTTCTGGATGGCCGTCGAGTTCTGACCGACCTGAACGGCCAGCGATTGCCGGGCTTGAGCTTCCGCCTGATCGGCTGCCACGCGAGCGTTCGTTTCGGTCAGGACCGCCGCTGCGATGTCACCGGCGATCTTCGTCGCCAGAGCCGTCCGCTGCGCCGCTTCTGCTGACACCGCGTTGGTGCGGGCCGTGACTTCTGTTGCGATAGCAGCGGTGTTGTCGTCAGTCTTCGCCCCGACGCTATCAATGCGTTGAGACAAAGATTGGTCTTGGCTGGCCCGCGTAGTCGCCTCGCTCGTGACGAGGGCCTGTGCGTTGGTCCCGGCCGTCGCCACCATCTGGTTCAGGCGTTGGGTGAAGGACTCCGTGGGGCCGACGAGAACCTTGTTCAGGTCCAGTAGGAAAGCCGTGTTGTTGGCGTTCTTGGCGCCCAGCAACGAGAGGGTTTGAGCGAGCGCACCATCCGCGTTTGATCGGGCGATCTGCTCGGCGGTGATGCTGGCGTCGAAACCATTTGCCCGAGCTACCAGAAGGTCGATGCGGTCAGCTTGCGCCGACACGGCATCCGCTCTCGCCGTCGCTTCGGAGATGATCTTCGCCGCGTTGTCGTTAGCCTTGGCCGTGATCGCCGAGAGGCGTTGGCCAAGGCTTTCGTTCGTGCCGACGCGGACGGTATTGAGGTCCAGCACGAAGGCGTTGTTCGAACCATTCTTGGCGCCGATCAGTGCCAGCGTTGAAGCCAGCGCGACATCTCCTTCGACGCGCTGTTGCGCTTCGTTCTGGATGACCGTCGCAATGCCCGTCCCGTCTTCAAAGTTGACGAGGGAGTCCACCAGATCGGTGATCGTATCGACGCGGAGTTCGAGGCCCGTCGTCCGGGCCGTAGTGTTGGCCACGATCCCGTCGAGGGTGTCGGTTCGGAATGCCTGATCGGCGAGGGCGAATGATTGGTCGAGGATGCGTTCGGCCGAGAGGTCGATGCTGGCCAGCGCGTCTCGGAATCGGTTGAGCGCACCGTCTCCCATTTCCGAGGTCAGGATCAGTTCGTCCATGATGGCGTCAGGCGTGGTGACGACGCCGAGGTGATCGCCAAGCCGAACCTGCGCCCGGTCGAGTGAGCCGGTGTAGAGGTCGTCCAGTTCCTGAAGGCGATAGAGGTTCTGAAGATTGGCGCGGTTCAGTTCGTCCGCTGTGAGGTTCGCCCCGTTTTTGAAGTCCACGAGGGCAGTGCTGATCGGCGTCTCACGACGGATTTGCAGGACGCTGTTTTCGGCCGGAGGCTGACGAAGACGGATGCGGCTGTCAGAGACCCATTCGAAGAACGGGATGGAGCCGTTGAGCGTGACCCGAATGTGGGTCCGGTCGAGGAAGGGGACTGCAAGATCGAACTCTTGCTGGCCTCCCGTCACGATGTATTGGGCGCGGGTCTGGTGAGACATTGATCCTTTCGTTCACCCACGACGAAAGGCCCGGCCGCGTGAGCGACCGGGCGATCCGGGTGGATTGTGGTTGGTGTTATTGGCCGGGTTGGAAGTTCATGATGGCGGACATGTCGCCTTGGCTGACGCCGTAGCGTCTGGCGTTGGCTTGGGTCTGCCAGCTATTCCAGCCCTCTTGAGCAGCCCGCTCGTTGGCTTTTGCCCCGCCTGTTCGGTTCACCATTTCCCGAAGTTCGGGAACGGCGCCGTTGCGGATCGAGGCGTTTGCCAAGCGGCGATATTGCGAGACCGTTTCCTTGATGCTGGCGGCTCGTTGCGGATCGCCCATGAGGGCGTATTCGCGTGACTGGATCAGCGATCCCAAAGCCTCGTGCATGTTCTGGCCGGTGTAGGGATGGCGATAGCCTTGGCCCTGATATTCCAGAACCGAGGCGTGTTCGCGCTTCGTGATCTTCTGCTCGTTGAACCGCTCCGGTGGGCGTTGCGCCATTCGGAGTTCCGGGTCGGCAGTCGAGAGAGCCGAGACCTCGCGGCGCACGATGTCGTCAACGGTTTGGCTGACGCGCGTCGGCTGGACCAATCCCTCGAACAGGCCGTCGTCCTTATCCTTGCGGATGACGGGGAGACCGAGCCAGTCACGACGCTCGGGCAGGGATTGCGAGAGGGTCGGGATATTGGCCGCGAGATGTTCGAGCAGACCGCTCGCCTCGCGCATCACCGGGTCTTGGGTTTGGGCGAGGTTTCGGACGACAGCCGGAATAGCGGACGAGCCGATTTTCTTCATGACCTCCTTGCCGAAGCGTTCGCCCCGGTCGGTGTCACCTGCCGTGAATGACGGGTCGATCATGTCCCAGAAATCACCGACACCCTGCAACGCCGCCTTGTTGACGATGTTGTTCACGATGGCTGCGAGAACGCCGCCGCCGATGCCTTGCAGCATGTCGTCGTCGTTGATGTCGTGGTCCCTAAAGACCCTGCTCATGTCCGCGACGATGCCGAGCATTTCGGCCACCGGAGAGAGTTGCTGATACTGGAACCAGCGACCGCCGAGCCGGATCGAATACGACTTCACGCCGTCCTCTTCCTCCGCTGCTGATCGCTTGCCGACGAGATCGCCGTTCGCAAACAGGAGGCCCGCCGTCGCCATGAAACCCATGCCGGTCACGAGGCGAGCCATCGCCAAATCGGCTTCGGCCCCGCCGCGTTCAAGCGACTGATCCAGCCCACGAAGGGCGGCAGTGTAGTTCTTGAACTTCGTCCGGTTCTCGCCGAGGGCGGCGAACAGGATCGGGTTGCGGTCGAACATGCCAGCCCGAACAAGATTGATCGGGGTCCGCAGGAACGGGACAAACAAAGCTCGGAACAGACGGTGTTGGCCCAAAGCCTGTTCCCACTTTTTGAGGGTGGGGCCGCTGTTCTGGAAGGTCATCAGTCGGGCGTAGTCGTCGGCCATCGCATGGAGATCGACAGCCGCCAGCACATCGGCAGCTTGGTAGAGGGTCTGATCCTTGCCGTAGTTTTTGGCCGGATCATAGGTCTCGCCAGACAGTTCGAAGACCGACTTGGCGCGGTAGATCGCAGCCGACGACGGGCGGTTGGCAACTGCGTCCATGACGCGGCTGAACTCCTTGGCCTGATCGGCGCCCTTGAGGCGAGCCGAGCGATACGAAGCCTCACGCACCGACAGAGCGTTCAACTGCATCTTGTAGGTCATCGCCTTGGCGAACTCGTCCATCGCGATAGACGGGCGGTGGCCCAGCGTTCGAATGGTTGAGAAGATCGCGGCGCCCGCCATGTCGGGGATCGACTGGACAGGGTTCTGTTTCCAGCGCGCCTTTCGTTGGGGGTTGATGAGGAACGGCTGATTGAAGGCCGCATCGCCGAGCGACGATGCACCGTCTCGAACAGGAGCCGCCGTCTTGAAGGCTTGGAAGCCCGCACGGCTGGCGTCGGCGAAGGATTGGTAGATGCCCGCCACATAGGCGTTGGCCTCGCGGAAGGTGACGCCCTCGACCGAAGCCTTCGAACCGGAGAAGGCCCGGCGCAGAGGTGTCGTCACACCGGCGGCGACGTAGCGTTCGCCGACCGACAGACCGGCGTGAAGCACCGAACCCACGGCGTTGCGGACGGCAGTCGCGGGCGTCGTGAGGTAGCCCATGACGACGTAATATGAGAGGTAATCCTCCCAGCCCATCGCCCGCATCTTGCGAACTTCGTCCTTGAAGCCTTTGGCCCCGCCGGTCTTGTTCGCCTTCATCAGCGCGTCCAGCGCATCGCCCATTTCATCGCCCTTCATCCCGCCGCCCATGGCGTCGGACAGGTCGTTGATGGACTGCTGAAGGTCGTTGAAGGTTCGTGCGCGATGCTTGGTCGCCTTCATGATGTTCAACGCACGAGCCACTTCCGACTTCGCGCCGCCCGCCATCGCGTCGAACATCTGTGTCGCCTGTAGGTGGGCGGCCAGATCGGACACGTCGTTCGCGGTCGCCTTGCCGTTGGCCATCTTGGCGCGGACATCGGCGACCTTCGTCACGAGGTGATCGACGTGCTGCATAGCGAGCGTTTCAAGCGCATGGATTTTGGACGAGACGCCGAACTCTGACGTGATGTCGGCGTGAGCCTTCACGACATCGGAGGTCGTCAGACCGAAGGTCTGCTGGCGATCCTGAACCGACTTCCACGACTTCGGCGCGTCACCGGCCGCGTCGTATAGGGGCTTGAAGATTTGCCCCATGACGTTCGCCAGTTCTTCGAAGCTGTCCGGGTCATTGACCAACTCGTCGAAGTCGAACACGTCGGCGTTCCAGTGGCTGGGGCCGTCCGCGATCTCGTCGCCCTGCTTGCCGAGCCAGCGAACGAAGGCGTCCACCTGCTCGGGTTTGACGAACTTTTTCAGACTGTCGAGGTGAGCCATCGCCGCTTTGGCGCGCTCCGGCGAACCGGCCAGTCCCCAATCGACGCCGTTCCAGCGTTCGTCTGCCTTGGTCTTGGTGTCGGCTCCGGCGGTGCGGGCTTCGGCTTCAAGGTCTTCGAACGACGGACCCTTGGCGCGAGGTTCTTCGACACGCATCGGCAATGCGGACACCGGCCCCTTTTGCACCGGGCGGAATGTCATGTCGTCGAGTGACAACATCGGCAGGTTTACGCTGTCAGACAGGTCGAGTTCATCGCGCATCGCTTGGTCGAGTTCGACCATGGAAGGTCGAGGCTCATTGTTGCGGATGCGGCGGATCAACGATCCGGCGCCTTCAAAGGCGCCTGTGAAAGCCGCGCCCGCGCCAGCACTCGCGAGGGTGCGGAGGCCGCTGTAGTTGTCTTGGACGCCAGCCGACAGGGCGTCGGTCTGCGATAGGACATCCGTCGCTCCGGCGACCAGACCTTGAACGCCTACCTTCATCCAGAGCGAAGAGCCGCCGGTGATGTAGGACGTTGGATCGACGGCCGAGCCGCCGAGAACGCCGAGTAGTGCGGCGCCGCCATGCAGACCCTTGCCAACCAAGCCGCCTTCAGCTTCCCAGAAGGGATCGGCGGCAGACTCTCGTGCGAACTCCTGACGGCGTTGACGCTCGTTGGAGATCGCAGTGTCGGCGGCGCGACGGGTGTCTCGGGTCTTGTCGGTCACATCCGTCAGGACGCCGACCGAGTTATAGAGCCTTGAGGCGAGGCGGATGGGGTTCAGGGTCTGGCGACCCGCGATGTCGGTAGCCGCTCGCGTGTCGCCCCGTTGCGAAGCGTCGATGTAATCGGCGGTGTCGTCGAGACCCGCTCGCCAACCTTCGGCGATGAAGTTGGTATTCCACGTGTCCGAGAACACGTCGCCAAGACGTTCGCCCAGCGAGCGTTTGTCCTTGGGCGCGGACAGCGAGACCGCCGCCGAGCGACGGTCCCGTTGTTGTTCTTGAGCTTGCCCGTAATGGCGGGCCATTTCACGTTCGATGACGCTGTGCGGGGTGTTGTCAGGGAAGGTGATGACAGCCCCATCAGGGCCTCTAACAGTGATGCTCATTCAGTCCTTTCATCGGGCCGGGACGAGTCCTTGGCCGGGGATGTATTGAAGTTGTGCGGGGGCTTGCGTGGTTGTCCCGGTCTGGCCGGGGACGCGCGCATTGCCCGTTCCACCCGGAGGTGGAACCGCAGCGATAGTGGTTGTGCCGCCGCCATTTCGGAGGAAGCCGCCATAGCTTCGGACGATGGCGTCAGCGGCTTGCATGGGGTCTTCCCCATTGGCGAGACGGCGTTCGAACTCATTTTCCCCTTGGGTCACGAGCCGCAGCATGTGCGGTGGAACGGCGCCGCCGACGCCTTGCGTCACCATGGATCGCAGAGACCCAGAGACGTAGCCACGGGCGTTGCCGACGATCTGCTGTTGGGCCGGATCGCGACCAGCATCGCCGCGTGAACCGCTGGCCGCACGGGTGCGAACCTCGATGTAGGCGCGGGTAGCGGCGCGGCCCGTTCCGAAGCGACCGGCGCGATAATCGGAGTCAGCCTGAGAGGCGATGCTGGCATAGTTCGGGTTGTTCGCCGCGAAGCGTTCGCCGTAGCGCAGCACCAAATCATCGTCGGCTTCACCGTCGAGCGTGGTGTCGCGAAGCGAGCGGAAGGCGTTGTTCATGGTCATGCCTTCACCGGGTTCCAGCACGTTCGAGCGAACGGCCTGTTCGATGGTGTCGGACACATCCTCGCCACGGCTGGCGCGCGCCCATAGGTCCATCGTCAGTTCGTCTTTCGTCGCCTGACGGGCCTGTTCGGTTTTGCGCTCCGTGTCGCCTTCGATGCTGTCGATGGCATTGAGGATGCGGACCTGTTGAGCCGGGTTCAGAAGTGAGCGGCCGGGCAGTCGGGGACGACGCGCCGGTTCGATCTCGGCCGAAGCCGTCTCGACGTTGGCGGCGGGAGCAGCCGCCATGGCTTGGGTCTCGGAGCCGACGATAGTGCGCGGGTCTTTTCGCTCGCCATTGGCGTCGCGGTAGGTCCAGTGCAGATGCGGGCCGGTCGAGTTGCCGGTGTTGCCAGACGCAGCGACCTGCTGGCCTTGGGTCACGGTATCCCCGACCTTCACGCCGATGCTGTCGAGATGGGCGAACCCGGTCGTCGAGCCGTCAGAGTGACGAAGGATCAGGGTGTTGCCGCCGCGTCCACGGACGCCAGCCACTTCGACCACGCCATCGGCCGGAGCCGAAACCGGCGTTCCAACCGGAACGGCGATGTCGATGCCGCCATGATTGGTCGAGGCGCCGGGCAGAGGTGCGCGACGCGCGCCCATGCCGGAGGTGACGCGATCCATGTTGGTGACCGGGGCAGCGTAAGTCTGGCGCGTCGGCGCCGGAGCAGGTGCAGCGGGCGCCGGGGCTTGAACCGGTGGGAGGGGCTGACCCTCAATCGTGTTGTTGAAGGCGACCACATCCGGGTCGCTCGGATCGCGAGCGTCCAAGAGGTTTTGCAGGGCGGTCGTGTCGCCCGTTTCTTGAGCGTAGGCCACGACGCCGTTGACCAGTGCTTCTTGCACCGCGTCACCGTTCAGGCCCGCTTCAGTCAGACGGCTGCGCTCGGCCGCAAGGTCGAAACCTTCGCCACGCTGTAGGCCGGAGACCGCATTGCCGACTGTGAGATCGAGCAGTTCCTTGTCGGTCTTCTCTTTCATCATCGCGTTGGCGCGCGTGTCGAGATCGCCGGTCCATCGGATCAGTCGTCCCGCGACCTGACGCTGAACGTCGGGCTGAGTGAACAGATCGCCGGATTCGGCGATGAACTCGCGGTTCCGCTCCATCATGAATTCGTCGATGTCGTCAGGCGTCGCACCGCTGTTGATGCGGCGTTCGATTTCCTGTGCGGTCTCGGTCTCGAACTTGGTCTGGCGAGCCGCCGCCGTGGTCGAGTGATAGGCGCGCTCATAGGCGACGGACTGCGCCATGGCCGGGTCCATCACGCCGCCGGAAGCGGCGTCGGTCTGACCCTGTGCGAAGTCGTCTTCCGCCTGAACGCGGCGTTCGGCGATGTCGTTTTCGTAGAAGGCTGCTGCGTTCTGGCGAGCGAGGCCGAAGAAGTCGCGGATGGCGTCAGACTGACCGCCGTCGCCACGGAAGGCGGAACGGAGATCGGCGGTGACGCGCACGTCTGCTGAACGGGTCTCGCGGTTGACCGGCAGGATGGCGTCACGGTTGTTCGTGATGCGGTCCTGTGCGGTGCGGCGGATGCTGTTGCGGGAAAGATCAGCCATTCAGAGACGGACCTTTCGACGCCGCGTCCTGAGACAGCTTGATACCCTTGCCTTGGTAGTAGCCGCCGACGCCAGCTTGGGCGATGCGGAGGCCAGCACCGAGGATGGTCGGTCGGTTGATGCGGGAATACATGGAGTTCGCTTCGGCTGCGGCCGCTTTCTGCTGGTTGTCAGCGTTCTGGTTGGTTCGCTCGGCGGCGAGCGCGTTTTGCATGACGCTATCGTTCAGAAGGTCGGTCACGCTTCCGCTGATATTTAGCCCTGCCTGACCGGCGGCGACCTTGATGCGGGCCTGTTCACGGCGTGCCTGACGCTGGCGGTCGTTGAGTTCGGCGACCTGCTGCGACGCGATTTGCTGCTGCTGTGTCGCAAGCTGTTGGTCGATGGCGCGGGTCTGGTTTTTGGCGGACTGGATTTCGCCGATGACTTGGGTGGCGGTTCCGACGACTGCGAGGGTCGTCATGACCGTGATCGGATCACAGATGGGTTGGTCCCTCCCTTGTATGAGACATGAGGTAGAAAGGGCGGCGTTCGCGCCCGTGGGTGAGATCGACTTGCTCAATCTCGAACCCGGCCCAGAGCAGCCAGTGGATCGACTGGTGATTGCGGGCGTCGATGTAGTTGGAAAGGTGGGGCCAGTTGAGGTGCCAGCGGTCCACGAAGTTCGGGGTGGCCCGGCCGATGGCCAGCTTGGCTCTCGGCTTCTCCATACCGTTCGCCCCGATCATCCAGACGATCCCGCCATCGGCCGCGCCGAAGACGCAAATGGCCTTGTCGTTGTCGGTGATGATCCAACCGTCCACGGACTGCATGACGCTGACGGTGAGCAAATGGAGCGGATCGGGATCGCCGATCTTGAGCATGGGATTGGTGGCTTTCATCTCGTCCCAATCGCCGGGGCGAAGGTCGGAACAGATATCTTCCAGCCATGCGATGGTCTGCTCGGCCGACACGTCGGCGAGGTCGTGGAATTCGATCATGGGAAAAGGGTGGGCCTGACCGCCCGAAGGCGGTCAGACTCGTGCGCGGTTGTTGTAGGTCGCTTCCCACTCTGCGCTGATGAAGGTGGAGGCGAACGGCGTGTCGTTCTCGATGCGGATGCGCGCCAAGTGGTTCTGTCCGAACACCATGAAGCGGTAGGCGCCGGTCCCGTAGGTCGGCGTGTTCAGCTTGAAGTATCCGGCCCCGATGGTGCGACCCGTCATGTCCGAGAGCTTCGTCGGCACGACCTCATCGACGGTATCGTCTGACCCATAGGGCGCGACGAATGTCTTGAAGTAGGCCGTGTCTGCATAGTTCACCGTGAAAGACCGCATGACCTGACGGCCGGTCGTGACGGCCACGCCATCGGATCGACGGACGAACTGTTTCGAGAACTGGAAGGCGAAGGTGTAGCCCTCGCCGACGATGACCGGCGCCATGATCTCCTGACCCGGCACAGAGACGATGTTGTCCGTGAGCCATTGGTAGGTTGAAGGGGCGATCAGCGTTTCCCGGCGCCCTCCGAACCCTGTGGTGCGGACCATCTGAAAACGGTCTTTGGCCGGGCGGAACGGGAGGGTGAAGTAGGTCCGGTTCTCGGTCGTGTTGAATTCGCCGGTGGCGACGGTGCGACGGTCGAGGTGGATTTGAGCCGACGTTTCGGCCGGGATCGCGCCCGACTGAAGGTTGATCTTCTCAAGCCACAGGCCATCAGCCCGCTGCAAGACGAGGAACAAGACGCCTTTGAGGTAGGCCCCCGAGACGATCTTCGTCCCGGCCCCGAAGTCCCAACGATGCCAAGCCGACTGCGCTTTCTCGTCCGAAGAGGTCCAGTAGAACTGATATGCGAAAATGCTTTGAGCCGATCCATGCGTTAGAACGAACAATGAGTTCAGGTCGTCGGCTGCGATCAGACCATGCACACCGGCAGGGATGTAGGTCGGGCAGTGCGCTGTCACGTCGGCGGCCGAAGTCGCGTCAGTGCCAGACAGGCGGGTATATTCGCGGATGCTGGCGAAGCCGGAGCGTTCGACTGCGAAGTAGATTTCGGAGCCGAGAGCCGCGAGGCCAGCCGCCGTGTTGACGGTGTAGTTCGTGGTCGGGCGCATCGCGATTGAGGCGGTCGTCAAACCCATCTCGCCGTTGGTCAACGAGAACTGTGTTTGATCCGAAGTCAGGAAGATGCCGTCGTTGTGGGCCACGGCGTCGAAGAGCTTGGCCACCTTCGTCGAGGTCGCCCCGACTTCGATCCGGTCGGTGTCCAGATAGTCGAGTTGATCCATTCGCCAGAAGTTTCCGAACATGCCGGATTCCGACATGACCACGGCCTCGTCGAACAGGAACGACAGGCGGTTCTGATAGAAGAAAACCTTCTGGATCGTGCGGCCGATGAAGCCCGGCGTAGGGTTGGTCGCCTCGTCGCCGAGACGACGCGGCGCCCACGAGAAGGGAGCGAATGTGAACGTGCCGTCCGCTTCCGAGATCAGGGCGTGGGGCATGGTGCGGTAGTCGATGGCGTTGACCAGACCCGGCATGACGCACTGTTTCCAGACGCCGCCGCTGCGACGCAGATAGTAGCTGACGAAGCCGGAGCTTTCGTCGCCTTGGACGCGATAGATCGCGCCTTCCGGTGCAGTCTCGGGGAGCTTGTCGGAACGCTGAACCGTGCCAGTCAGAACGCCGCCAGACGGGTTAGGCTGATACTGGTAAGGGACGCCGGGTCCGAAATCGACGCCGTTCGAGTCCGTGCCGTAGTGGCGATTGACCCAGATTTGGTAGGCTTGATCGGGCTGTTGGTCGTCGCCAACCGCGCCCATGGCGCAGACCTTCTTGCGGTTCACGAGGAAGCTGTAGTCAGCCACGGTGAACATCGACAGGTCGCCCGCATAATCGGCGATCCCTTGCAGATAGCCCCAACCGCCGGGAGCGTTTACCTGACGCTCTTGGCCGGTCTGACTATCGAAGACACGGATGCGTTCGTCGGTGATCGTGACGACGTATTGCTCTTCGGTGTTGCGGTTGATTGTGTGAACGAAGACGTTGTTCGGCGCCGTCTCCATCAGCCGGGCGACACGCTCGGTCGGCGGACGTTTGCCGAGACCGTCAGCGATAGACGAGAAGCCGTTGAGTTGGCTTTCCAGTTGATCGGTCGAACGAACAAGGTCGGATTGCTGGGAGACGCCGCCGATGAGAGCCGGGATAGCCCCGGTCATCAGGCTCATTCAGACCCCCAGACACGACGGCCACGGATCAGCTTTCGGCCGACGCGCGGATTGTCGAAGATGTTGATGTCGGAGATCGCGGTCTGGTCGCGGCGCAGGTTGATCCACGCGCGCTGCTCGTCTTCTTGGGCGAAGCGTTCGCGTTGAGCGTCGCCAACGTAGTCTGCAAGGAAGAGGCGACCGGCCTTAACGGCGGCGAAGACGCGCGCCAGTTCGGGGAGAGCTTCGTAGGTATAGGACCAACGGACGCGGACCTTCACCGGCTCGGTGATCGTCCAAGTCAGGTTCGCCTTGTCCCAAAGGCACATTGTCTCGCGGGTCGGGTGACGCCGCTGCACGAGGTTTTGGCGCGGGTCCATCGGATTGACGGACATGGCCCCGGCCGGAATGGCGATGACGCCTTCGAAGTCGGGCGTGAGAACGTAGTTCTCGTCGGTATTGAACGAGAAGCCGTGCGAGCAGACCTCGCGGACGACGTTGGCCAGATGGCCACGAGCGATGTTTTGATCGCTGATCGTGCCGGAGAAGCTGTTGACTGGTGCTTGGCCGGTAGCGGCCAGCATGGAGTTCACGGCCTCAAGTTCCGTGAGCGGCGCAGCCATCATGGCGCGGCCTCCTTTCGGAACGAGGATGAAAAAAAGGGCCGCCCCCTTTCGGAGGGCGACCCTTTCATTGGTTCGGTGTGTGCCTGACCGGGATTAGGTCGGGGCGCCGGTGCGGAGTTCGACCGCATCGGTGGCGCGCAGGACGTTCGTGCCGCTCATGTAGCGACCGACGATCAGGTGGCCTTGCTTGCTGATCTGCTCTTCGTGCTGGATCGACACGTCTTGCACCTGTGCGGTGACGAGAGCGTCCGGGGTCCAGACGACGCCGACAGTCTTCGAATAGTCGCCCTGATAGCGAGCCAGCACGCCGGGGGTGGCGGATTGGTTGACGCCGAACGGAGCGAGGTTCGACTTCATGATCTGAACGCCGTCGATGGTCGTCAGAGCCATGTTGCGAACGTCAGCCGAACCGCCGTTGTAGTCGCGGTTCAGGTTCTTATCGGACTGCTTGAGGGCATACCATTGCGGAGTCGCGACCATGCCGTAGATCGGCTTGGTGTCCACATCGACGTTCTTCAGGTCCATGACCTTCTTCGCTTCCGAGAAAGCGTCGAACAGCTTCGTCACGTCCGTCAGGAGCGTGGAGCCGGTGACGTTGCCGCCGCCTTGGCCCAGCTTGCCCGCGTCGCGAGCGGCCTTGATGAGGGCGCGGATTGCGTTGGCGTCGAAGTGACGGGCGAGGAAGCCACCGATTTCGTCAGCGTAGGCCGAGCGAACTTCGTAGTGGTTCAGAGCTTCGTCGATGTCGGCGATGAAGACCGACGAGACGAGCTTGTCGTCCGGGGTCACGACGATCTCGTCGTGTGCGATCTGGTCGCCGGTGATCTCGACGCCGGGGGTGTGGTAGCCGCCGGTCGCCTGACCCATGACCGGGTAGCGATACGACTTGCCGCCGTTCAGATTCACGATGCGGTGCAGACCGCGCATGATCGTCTTGGCTTCGTAGGTGGAGAGGACTTCGCCCGCGAACAGGTCGAGGAAGAGGTCGAGATTGCCAACGGCGCCGCCGGTCTTGAAACCGGGACGCGAGGGGATGGAGTTAGCCATTAGGCTCCTTGATTGAGAGAGAGTTTTTGGCTCCCGTCGATCAATCGGAGTCCGCTGGCGCATGAGGTTGTGCGGTCGAAACCGGCCTCTTCGCAGCCGGATGTTTCCGCTTTGATTTGGGAGAAAGAGTTAGGCCGGGCTTTCACCGGCCGCCCGCCCGAAGGCGGTCAGTTCCCTGTGTGCGCGGGGAACTGTGCGGCCCCGCCAAGCAAGTCCCGATAGGACGAGCGGGCGTGGTCTTACGGTTGGATTACAGCAGGGAACCCGCTGCGTTCGAACGCCACAGTTTCTGGGCCACGTCGTTTCGATACGCCGGGTCCGTCTTGTAGCGAGGGTCTTGGATAGCGGCTGTCATTTCCGCCTTGGAGCGGAAGACATCGCCAGATGCCGGGCTTGCTTCGGCCTCGATCAGAGAGCCTTCGGCAGGGCGCGCGGCGTTGAACTTCGACATCAGCCATTCGACACCCTGACGGGCGGTCGCTTGGCTTTCGACGAGAGTGTTGTAGCTGTCCTGTTCCGCAGGGGTCAGGCCGGTCTTGGCCCAATCAATCGCGGCGTTGAACTGATCCTCACCGCCAGCGGCGGCGTAGGCGTTCGAGAACTGCTCACGGGCGAGGGCTTCAAGCCCAGCCAGATAGTTTTGCACGATGCCTTGCGGGACTCCGAGATCGACAATCTTCTGGATGTCGTCGGCGCCGGGCTGGCCTCGCGATTCTTCATAGACCTTGGCGAAGCCTTCGAACGCCGACGTGATCGGGTTCGGTGCGTCTTCGGCCGGGGTCTCGCCTTCGGTCTGTTCGATCTTCAGGCTGTCGGTCTTGGCCGGGTCTTCGGCTTTCCCGCGCTGCTTGGCTTCAAGCTCGGCGTAGGATTTGGCCATGTCTTCCCAGCGGGCCTCGCCCTTGTCGGCGTCCCAGAATTTCTCGGGGACGTGTGCAGGGCGTTCAGGTTTCGAAGGGGTTTCCGGCTCGGCCTTGTTGAGCGATTGAGCGTAGGTGGCGGGGTCAACGCCCGCCGGGAAGGCCGAAGCCGGAAGGTTGGAATAGTCGTTCGGAGTTTCCGAAGCGGTCTCATTGACCGGGAGTTCGAGGCTCATTCAGTTCCTTGGTTGGGGTCTTGCGACGCGGCTTTCATCGCGGCGTCCATGAAGCCCGGTGCAGCGGCTTGAGTGGCTTGCGCCATCATCGCCTGTTGCTGCTCGGCTTCGATTTGTTCTGGTGATTTCAGAAGGCTTTGCAGGTCTGTCACGCCATGCTCGACGCCCAGCTTGTTCATCAGCGCGGTCGTATCGACCTTGGCGATGAACTCGGCTTGGCCCAGCAATCCCATGACATCCGAAGCCCACGTCCGAACGCGGTTCACTTCGGCTGCGGCGCCAAGCGCGGCGAGGCCGGTGACGACCTTCGGCTTGATCCCAGCCGGTAGGCTCGGGATCAGCTTTTCGCGCTCTGCGATGTAGAGGTAGCGGGTCGCGACGGCGTATTGCAGTTCGGCCGACAGCACCGAGTAGGTGCCGCCCAGCGTGTTCTCCAATTCCTCTGACGACATCCGAATCTCTTCGGCCGTCACGCGCTCGGCGTTGCGGAACTGCTGGATCAGGAATGCCTTGGCGACGCGCGCTTCGATTGCGGACGCCAGACGCTCGGCGATCACAAAGTCTGCCTGTTTGTCGAGGCTCAAGACCGTGATGTCACCGGCGTCGCCGGTGTGGAAGGAGCCGCGCTCCGAACCCACAACCACATCGAGGTCGATGACAGAGTTGGGCTGGACGAAGAACTTAATGTCCGACGAGATCGCGGTGTAGGCGATCATCGACTCGTTCAGTTCCTCAAGGGCCAGAAGGTCGCCGATATATTCGGTGACGTGCGAGCGACCGTAGTCGTTGGCAGGGATCGCCAGCCAACGCAGAGCCAGCCAACCCGACTTCTCAATCGGAGTCTCGCTCTCCGAACCGGGGACGCGCTTGCCGTTGATCTCTTGGTATTGGGCGTGGTTCTCGCCGCGCTTCTCAACGACCGTGTAGACATCGACCGTCTGGTCTTGCTTGTCCGGGTCGAGGGTCAGCCCGACAGCCGTCCGGGTCTCAACCGACAGGTTCGAGACGTGGATGCTTTCGCGAGCGATGATGAGGGTCGGGACGCCACGGCTATCGCGCTTCACCACATACTGGTCGAGGCGATAGATGCGCGGCGTATCCTTGAGCGGGATGTGCAGGAGGACATTGCCAGCGATCACGAGGTGACGAAGCACTTCGGCCAACACAGCGCGTGCGCGGCGGTCATCCAGAAGGTTGTTCGCCGACTGTGCGAACTGCGCCAGTTGGACATCGACCGCGTTCTTTTCCTCGCCGGTGAACTGCGCCACGGCGGCGTCCACGTTCAGGCGGAAGAACCCGACGTTGGTCGGGAACAGCGTCATCAGGAGCCGAGCCGAAAGGCTGCGGACGCCATCGGCGCCGACGCTCTGATAGGGTTGGGTCGGGGTGTAGTGTTCGTTCTGACCCTCAAGCGGGATCAGACCGGGGATCGTCACGCGCGATGCGGTGCGAGCGTTCTCCAAGACGGTCGAACGGGATGCAGACAGCGCGCTGAAACGCGCTGCTGCGGTTTTCATGCGGGATTATTTCGCTTTCGAAAGGGCTTTGCGGGCGAGCGATCCGACTGTGCCGGGCAGCTTGGCCAAAAGGGTCATGCCGGGATCAACCGTGGGCGATCCGCCGCCTGTCGAAGGCGCGGGGATGGTCGGCGAACGCGGCGTCGTCGGCGCGACCGACGCTGATCCCGATGCCCCACGGGGGATCGTCAGCGAGCGGACGCCGCCAGCACGGGCGCGTTCAATCGCGGGCAGACCGTCGAGGTAAGGGTTGGTGATGATCGCCGGTTCTTTGTCAGCCGGTGCGGCGACAACCTTCGGCTTTTTGACGAGGCACATGGTCAGACCTCCTTGCGTTTGAGGGAGGCTTCGAACTCCCGGCGCATCTGGAGGGCGACGGCGCGCTGGCCCGCCTTGAACATGATGGCGTCGAGGGTGTCGCCAGCCCGTGGCTCCTGCTCGGGGAACTTGAAGTCGAGGTATTCAAGGAACTCGGCGACGTTGGTGGGGAACGGTCGGGTCTGCGCGTAGGCAGAGGGCTTCGGTCGGCTCATGCGAGGCCCTTTCGAAATGAGGTTGGGGAGCGTTCGCGGTAAATACGCGATGCTGAAATGTGAGGGCCGATGGGCCGAGAGGATCGAAGAACTGCTGGCAGCGAGTGACGCATCCAGAGGGTTTGCTACGCCACGGCCCCGTAAAGAGTTGGCCAAGGCGGAAGGCGCATGTCCTGTCTGCGGGACAGCGTTTCAGATCATCCGATCATCGAAGAAATTCTGCTCGCAGCTTTGTCGTGAAAAGGCTCGATACCGAGCGATGCGAGCAGAGGTGAAGCCGACGCCCGTGCACTGCGGCCAATGTCAGGGGGCTATCACCGTCAACAAGGCGGGTCGTCCGCCGAAATATTGCGGGGCCACTTGCCGGGCAAAGGCGTGGAAAAAATCACGGGTCCGATAACCGTCTCATCGCCCCACATCCTGAATGCGAAGGCGCCGAAGTCGTCGGCGATAGAGATTACTGTCCCGCCGGTCTGGTCGTAGACCCATGAGATAGAGGTCATTCCAATGATGCTCGATCCCCTGCGACAGAAGCCATGCCGATGCTTCGTCGGCCAAGTCAGTCGGCATGAGGAAGTGCGAGACCGGCGACTGCAACAGCCGCACAAATCCGACGATCACACCGACATCGGGGATCAAACGAAACGGCGCAGTTCATTTTCCGCATAGTCGCGGATCGCCTGAACGTGGACGGTATGGTCTGCTTCGGCATCCGACATCATGCGGAGCGAGCGCGCGACCTCTTCGTGTGGGTTGATCCCGGCGCCCAACGCCATAGCGACAGCGGCGAGGAACGTGGCGCGAATCTGATCCGCCGGGTCGAGGTTCGACACACGGTCCAGAACAAGGAAGGCGGGTTCACGCAGGACGGCGACGGTCGATGCGCTTCGAACTCGGTCGCCGAGATTAGGGTCTGAAAAAATCATGGGATGTTTCGGTCTCTCAATAGGGAGTTAGAATGCATTCATTGGCTCAAGGCATTTAGTGGAAGAGGTAATCCGACCGGCGGACCTCGTTGATGTCGAAGTCGCCCATTGCCGGAAGTGGCGGGAGCTTGTCGGCGTAAGCTTCCGGTAGCTGTGCGATCAGTTCGTCACGCAGCATGGCCAGCCTATCCACGCTGTATTGATCGGCGAACGTCTCTCGCAGAATCGAGCGCAGTTCGAAGACACGACAGGCGTGAACCCCGAAACTGTCATGCACCACGGACAGGTCATAGATGCCCGCGTAGTGACAGGCGTTGGCGACGGCCATGAGGTGGGCCGCATCCATCGAGTGGATGAAGTTCGGGCTGATACCGTTGACCTGACGCTGACCGTCGATACCCGGCGCACTGTGCTGAAGGTTGATCTGAAGCCGCTTGTTCTTGTGAAAGACCGTCATCCGGTCCTTGCGACGGCGGGGATAGGTTTGCAGGACCGGAAGGCCGGTGGGCGTCGTCCACCAAATCGGCTGACCAGCGGCGGTCATCACCTTGGCCGCTTCGCGCAGCCACGCCATGGCGGTCGAGGCGGCGACTACCGTGTCCGAGATCGCATCCCAGAGGGTGTAGGAAAGGTAGAGCGACGAGGCGTAGTTGTCGGCCGTCCCAAGGTGGGGCTGACCGTTGGCGTCCAGTTCGCGGAGCGTCTGATAGATCATGTCCGTCATGCCGAACCGGGTCGCGCTGTAGGTGAAGGTCATGCAGGGACGCTTGGCGACCTTGCGCGTGACCAATCCGCCTCGCCATGCGACCGCCCTTTCGTCGGCATCCTGATCGACGAGGGCTTGAGCCTTCGCCGCCACGTCCGAATAGATGTCCTGCGGCCGGTCATCCGGCACAAGGTTGACGGCCTTGGCCCCTACAGGGTCGCGGAGCATGGCCGAGAAGTGCTGTAGCCCGCTGTTCGAACCGTCGAGGCTGACCGGCAGGTGGCTGATGAAGTCGGCGCCCTCGCGGATGTAGCCCGCCCATTCGATGCAAGCGGCCAGAGCCATGAAGGGGCTGTCCGCTTCGGCCCAGAAGCGGGCGCCGTCGAGAGGGTTGTTCGCGCTGTCGAGAACCAGATGCTCGTTCGCCCAGAACCAAGCCATGCGTTCGTCGTGCGAGACCTTATCGACCCCGAACAATCCGGCGATGTGGATGGCGAGCGCACCCGCTCCGGCGTCGGTGATCGGATGGCCTTCGGCGAAGGTCAGCAGAGCCTTGCAGATGTCGTCGCCCTGCGGATTGGGACCGGCGGACGGGATCGGATAGACGCGGCCTCGGAAGTCCACGCTGTGCGGGAAGAAGATCGCCTCTTCGTCAGCGAACTTTTCCGCGACCCATAGACGCTGACTGATCGCCAGTCGCTTCGATAGGTTGGCCGAGTTCAGGTCGTGGATGTCGGCGGCCTCGCGCTTCCAGCGGGCTTTCACCTGTTCGTCACGAGCGAACTCGGGCGGGCGAGGCGGGAGTTCGAGCGGTTGTCGATTGGGTAGACCACCCAACACGCCGCCCCCGTCCCAAACCTCACGGATCACATCGAGGATCGGCCGGTTGATTCGCCATGCCGTCGATTGGATTGCGTTCACGGCCGAGTAAACGGCGGACATTTCGACTGTGCGGAGATGTTCGTGATAGGCGGCGTTCGTCTGCTTCACGAGGCGCGCACCCGGCGTCTTGGTGACGTATCCGCCACGGAACGGCGTGGTCCACCGGCGCGGCGGGACGATCATCGGAAGATGAATCGGCTCCAACAGTTCGCACCGGGCGTGCTGTTGTTCGAGCCAACGGTGAACGGCCTCGGTCGGTCGAATGACCTTCGTGCCGCGCGCGATGCTCTCGATAACGAACAGGCCGGTCACATCGCAGAACAGTTCGAGGGCCTTGGCCCCCGCACGAACGCGCTGTTGCAGGGTGAACGCGCGGTCCACCCCGTGTTCGATCATGATGTCCTTGATGGCCTTGCGCTTCTTGCTCGTGACCAGAGAGGAAGCGTTCTGTTGGGACTTGAGCAGCCCCTTAAAGACATCCTTCCGGTTCTGGCGAAGGCCGTCCATCTGGATGTGTTCGATGATGGCGTTGGCGACCGCGATACAGGTGGCGGTGAACTTCATGCCGCTCGCGGCGGCGTCGAGTGCGACCCGGCCTGTGAGATAAGCGGCCTCGTCGGCTCCGATCTGCGACAGGATCAAGTGGGCGTCCACGCCACGCGCCGCGCCGCCATGATCCACGCGCTCGCAGAACTCACGGATCGCAGCGGCGGTCGGCTCGGTCGCCAGCTTGAGAAGTTGACGGCCGGGCGGGAGGTCCGCCTCTTCGTCAGCGGCGCGGGTCTCGTTGCGCCACGGCATGGGGCGGCTCGCGCGATAGCGGCTTGCGCCGAGCGCGCGTGACTCGTTCTCAAGGTCGATCTGACGAGCGACCTTCTGTCGATATGTTTCGGTGTTCACCCATTACTTATCTTGGGGCGAAAAATGTAATGAGCGGCGTTATGACCCTGCTGCCTTTGGCAATGTTCCAATCAGCACGCATCACAACAAGGTTGTCTTGGTGGTGGCTCCCGCCCTTGGCCAAGGGCATCAAGTGATCGACGTGATAGGGCACACCAAACCGTTCGGTCAGGGCCGAGGCCAGTGCATAGACCTTTGCGATCTCACTCGGGGCGCCGCCGCGTTCGCTCCCCTTAAGTCGCGCTCGTCGTCGCGCCCTGATGGCAGATGCTTCGGGCTTGTTGTCTCTATACCAAGCTCGATTTCTCTCGCGTGATCGCTCTGCGACCTCGCCGACGTAGACCCGGCGATGGCGTTCTCTCCCATGCTTACGAATCTCATCGAGATTTTCGCTGCGGTAGCGAACAACGTAGTCAGACCAACTGGCCGACGCCTTTTGATTCTCTCGAACCCTCGCAATCTGACAGCCCTTGCAAATGCGGGTGCGATTGCGTTCGGATGACGCATACCAGTTGGAGCCGCTGATAAGGAGGGTTTGGCATTTTCGGCAGATTTCATTTTCCATCTCGATATTTATCGAGGCAGGGCCTGCCCTTAAGGGCGGCGGGAACCCCTAATGCAGGGCTTGTGCATTAGTAGGGCAAGGTATGGGCACGAAGAAGTTTGACCCAGAGGATTTCGAGGGCTTCCTGAAGCTGTTGCCCAAGGAGAAGGACGGAGTGCGGCTGCGGCACGCGCTGGAGGTTCGCAACCCGACCTTCGCCACCGACCA